CCACTAGAATCCAAATACGTCAACCCCTAAAATCCATCTTCGTCGCAACCACTTCCACCATAACCCCATTCATCATTCTCAATCTGCTCTTCAGCGTTGTGTTTGCTATGGATAAGCCGATCCTCCCAATCTCTGATTTCTAGGATGTCTAAAGATTCTTCAGTCTGATCTGCAAAAGTAAACTCAAGCCCAGCCCTTCGGAGCATTTCAACCGCATAGGTCAAAGAATCAGCCAAATCGGGCGACTTCTTGATACGCTGTTTCATGTCCAACTTCTTTTCTACAGCAACTTTTCTTCCCTTGTGGAAATAAAGCCTACTGCAAAGTTCGCTTACCAATGCAGAATGCTTTTCAACATCAATGCCAACCAGACTTTGCGTTGACATTGCAGTATGAACTTGGAACCAAGACTCTGTAACTCGTCTATCGTATGCTTCTTTGGCAGTACGCTTATCCAAATTGCTGATTTTCCGTTCTGTAGGCATCCCCATAGAAGAAATAGGGGTAATGAACATTGCCTCTGGATGGAATTTTCCCCATTCAATGATGATTGCCCGTAGCATTTTGCCGCCATCACCGGAAATATCCAAACCAAAGTCCCTTGGGTGAACCCCATACTCCAAGCAGTCTTTAACAACTTGCATGGCAATGCTTTCTTCAAAAACATCCCCTACGGAAGTCTGATATTCTTTGGTTCCAAGGTAAAAACCAACCCTTCTACCAGTATCATTTGGCCCAAAACGGCAAAAAGTAGCGGCACAACGGTCTCCTCCAGCCGTAAATGCAGGGTCAAATCCACAAACTACCTTTGTTCTATCGCTCCAAATAGGTTCCCAAGCAATATCACAGGCTTGAATGAACTGTTTTGAAAAAATTGTAAGCTCAACAGAAGTATCAGGCCACCAACCATAGACATTTCGCCAATATTCTAGGGCATTTTTATTGCCATAGCATCGTTTTAGCGTTGCCGCTTCTCCCTGAATTGTCAAAAACCTATCAAATGGAGGTATTTCGGCATCTGGTTTCTTAAAGTTTGGGCTATCTTCTCCAGAAAGATGCAAGGCAACACCAGTTCTGGTCTTCCATTTATGGGTGTACCTATCAACGGAGTCCCATTCCAAAGGATGATCCGGTTGACACAACTCTGTGTGGGGATTGTTGGCAGTATTTGAGGGGTTTGCCATTCCTCCAAAGATAAAATCAGGATTTGCACCAAGGTTTACCCTTGTGTCCAAAGCATAAAGATCCATTTCAGCCAACTCATCCAAAAATAGCCGCATTCTGGCATTTTTACGTCCCCGTGTATTCTCTACAGAACGCTTTCCTTCTCCTCCACGGGGAAAAGCAAGGGCTTTAATGGCATTTGTATAGTCACGCTCGGCATCTTTTGTGTCAATAGATTCAAAAACAATCATCCTGCGGTACTCAACAAGGTTACCAATGCTGGTATCTTTGCCGTATTGAGCCTGTAGATTACGCATCGCAATTCGGTAAAGCGTACAAACTTTACCCCAAAGACGGTCTTCAGATGCATCCAAAGATGTGCTGGCAACGTAAGTCGATGTGCAATCGGGGGCACAAAGCCAATCAATAACGATGCAAGCCGCAACAGAGAAGGTCTTTCCGCTACTTGCACAACCCGCAATACCCCAATCATTCTCATTACAGAACAAATCAATGATGTCTAATGCGTAATTATTTGCGATTCCTTGTGAATAAAGTAAAACATCATTGCCATAAATCAACTGAAAGCAGTTGACCATATGCTGTGCAGGGTTTTTGAGGTCTGTATCCTCTAGTCGGATACCCCTTTTGATCCTGTCACGCCTTCCAAACTCTCCGCGAGTCAAGCGATAAGCCGTAAGCTCACGGATGAATTGTGGAACATTCTCAAATATAGAAAGCCCGTAAGTTGTGTCTTTGGGTGGTTCCAAGATCAGTCCATTGTATTCCATGCAGAATAAAAGTTTGACTTATTTTATAAATGTCGGCAAGCATTAGGTTCACATGAGATTGAAAAACCCAAACGATGCCATTCCCGGTGGCCTGTGGTATCAATATAGCGACGATAAAGGTAATACCTATCGTGTAAATGGAATGGATCTGACTTTTGGAAGGCAGTTTGTCCAAAAGGTCAAATCAGACATGGCAAATAAGAATGTTGCCATACCAGAGAATTTAGAATATTTGATTGAGCAACAAATTTGTAAACGTATTGCTGGACAGTATTGCTGGCAGGAAGCTGGAGATGCTGTTGCAAACGTAATCCACAAGTTTGCAAATCTTGGAGATAAGGTTGCTTCTACATTTGGCATCAATGCCCAATTAGAAACACGGGCAAAAAATTGTCCAGCCTGTCAAAAACGTAGAGAAGCACTCAATAATATCACTCGGTAATGGCTAAAACAAAAAAGATCGTTAATCGTGAAGGTGTTTCTTCATGGGGTTTCAATACAGTTAATTCAAATGGTGTAGCCCCAACAAGCCGTGTCCAAACGGCAAACGATGCTTTTACAATTTGCTGGAACCTTCGACTAGACAACGCTGGTCGTGAACGCAAGTGGGGTCGTATCTACAAATGCTACAAAGGTTTTCCTCCTACTGATTATAGTCAGGTAGCATCAAGGCAGTTGCAGGGACAAAGTAATGTTCCATTCCGTCAAATGAAGTTCATTGTGGATAACCAGAAGTCCAGTTTTGTGGACATGGTTATGGAAAGGAATACTGCCGCAAACATTACCACAAAGGTTGGTAATCCTACTGAAAAAGAAATCTGGAGTAACATTATCAGTATTGGATTTGATAGGATGCTTCGTTCTTGGACATCCTATAACTACAACGTGGAGCTTGATGTTGAAGAGATGACCCTTTACGGAAAGGGATTTGAGATTGCAGAAGATCGTGATGGATGGCCCACCAAGAGTTTCCATAACTCTAATGTACTAATTCCAGATAAAACGTATGCAGACCTCACGAACTTGGGTGAGCTTTGCATTAAACGTAGCTACACCCCCCTTGAGTTCTGGCTCAAGATTACAGGCGGGGAGGAAGATCCCGAAAAGGCCGAAAAACACGCCACGGATATGGGGTGGAATTTTTGGGCTTGCGTGGATGCCCTGCGTATGTTCACGACCAACTACCGTAACACTTATACCAATACGGAATGGTTGCGTGACGTTGCTTCAGGCAACATGAATCTTTCTCGCCTGTACACACTTCGTATTGAAGTTTACGAACTGTATATCATGGAGTTCAATGGAAGTATCTCCAAGATGCTTTTGCTCCAGAACTACGGTGGCCTTGTCCTTGGATACAAAGAAAACGGACGCAAGGATCTTACTGAAGAAGAATACCGTGATCAAACGGGTTTCCTTTATTACAAAAAGGATTGGGTAGAAAAGGATGAAGATGGATGGGAGGACATCATTGCTCCCATTACCGACTCTACCGGAAGCGGAATTTGGCATGAAATCCAAGGTCTAGCTGAAGCTGTATTCATTCAATGCCGTGCTTACGACATCCATATGAATCGCTTCATGGATGCTGTTGATTGGAATACTCGCCTCATGTTTAAGGGAGGATCTGCTGAAGCAACCAAAAAGCTCAAGCAGATGGAGTGGTCTCCAATGCTGATCTTGCCACAGGAAGTTGATCCTGTTCAGGTTCATGTAAATATCCCATTCCAAGAAGTTCTTTCGGGTATTCAATTCTATCAGGCCGATCTCTATAGGGGAATTGGTGCATACAATATTGGAAACTATTCCAAGACAGGGAAAGCCCGTACCAAGAAAGAAGCTGAATTGGATGCCGCTGAATCTGCCAAACTTCAAGGCACACAGATTCGTCGCTTCAATGATAACCAGACTCGCTGGCTCAAAATGCTCTACAAACGCATGAGCAGAACCACCAAGGGAGGATATGGTTACAAGCTCAAGCAAAAGTTTGTGGACTTCATGGAAGAAAATGGAGTTCCTGAAGAAGCATGGAAGTGGGAGAACATTGAAAACCTTGAGAGCAATATGCTTTCCGGTTCTGGAAGCCCTTCGTATAAATTGATGGCGGCTCAACAGACCGTTTCCCTTACCGGAATGACTCCGATGAATGAGGGGCAAGCAAATGCTATTGCTGATGCTATTGCCGCTCTCAATGGTAGGCAGAATGTCAATCGCTACATCAAGCAAACCAAGGTTGACATCCCTGATGAACAGGGAATCATCTCGATGGAAAACATTGGCATGACTGATCCAAAGGGCAACCCTGCGAACTTCAGGGTTTATCCTGACCAGAATCATGTCGAACACTTCAAGGCCCACTTCCAAGATGCCGCCGCATCCATGCAGGAAGCTCAAGCCGCAATGCAATCTGGCGGTCAGAATCCTCAAGCCCCGACTCGTGGACAAGCCGCTCAAGGAATTTCGGAAGAAGCCCTTAATCTGGTGCGTGATATTTATGCCTGTCTCATGCGATTCAAGGGGCCGCATATGGTTGCACACCTTCAGTTTATTGAGAAAGATCCTACCAAGAAGCCAATGGCAAAGCAGTTTGCTCAACAGATGCAACAGCTTCAGCGTGGAACGGATGAGCTTGGAAGTCAGCTTGCACAGATTGAACAAGCTCGTCAGCAACAGCAGGGCCAAGGCGGGAATCAAGATCCTGCACAAATCAAGCTACAAGCTCTTGTTGCCAAGGAAGCCATTCAGACTGACTCCCTCAAAAAGAAGGAAGACATCAAACTTGCGGCAATGGCACAGAAGGCAAGCCTTCACAACGCCAATGCAATGGAAAAGGTTGCAACTGAACTTGCGACCAAGAGAGCGAAAGCCGCAAATGATATTCAGATTCATCGTGCAAAAGCCGCCCATAATATGCAAGCTATGCAGGATCAACATCAGCAAGAGCTTGATCAAAACGAACAAGCAAACGCTCAAGAACAAGCAATGCAACAACAGGCAATTGCTCAACAGGAACAAGTAACCACGCAAAACCCCGATCTCGGACAGCAAAATGGATAATCCAAACGTAGTAAATCTTGCCGCCGCTCTCATTAACGACAAGCGATATTCAGAACTAAAGACAGCAATTTATGAGGATCTTGTAACAAAAGATCACTCAACTGTAGTAGCAGTATTTCGTGCATTGCAAGACTATGCAACTAACGCTGAACAAAATACTTTTAATTCAGTAGAAAATGCACTAAAGTCCACAGTTGCTATTTCAAGAAATCAGTCTGATTACGATCCTGATCTTGACGAAAGCCTAACTGATGACGAAATTTCTCTTCGTAAGTAACCACACAACCACAAAAAACCATGTCTGAAACCGTAGCTGAACCCATCCAAACGCAAGCAACTATTGATTCTCAAGCCGCTCGTGATGCCGATAAAGCCGCAAGAGAAGCCGCTGTAAAGCAAGCCGATTCATTCTTCAGGTCTGAAATCAAAGAGGCCCCCAAGGGAACTCCTGAAGATTTGTTCCGCAAGTTTGGAGCAAAGACTACTCAAGACGCTGAAGAGCATCAGACTCGTATTGCTGAACAGAAAGAAGCCGCAAAGAATGCGGAAATTAATCGCCCTGAACCAGAGACAAAGGCTTCTTTGGTTGATGATGAAAAGAAGCCGGGATTCATCAAGTCTCTAAAGCAAACCAACGAACAGCTTGCTAAAGAAGCCGCTGATCTTAAAAAGAAAGTTGAAGAATACGATAAGGCTCAACAGGAAATTGCTGAACTTCGTTCCAAGATTGATGATAGCGAAAGCAAGAAGGAGATTGAAAAGCTCCGCAAGGAACTTGAGCTTGCTGTAAAAGAAAAGCAGGAGCGAGAGGAAACACTTACCCGTGACCTTGAAGAAGTTCGCAAGGCAAATGCATTCTTGAATCTTCATGCTGATCCTATTTTTAAGGAAAACTTTGATGCTCCAATCCTGAATGGATACAAACAAGTTCAGATGATTGTTGGAGAAGATCAGACTGCTATTACTGAATTTACTAAAGCAATTCAGGCATATGAGGCATCCCTGAATACTCAAGATCCCAATGAAAGGGCAAAGCAGAGGGAGATTTCCAAGCAAACGCTTAACTACATTTACGAGAACCTTTCTCCAATGGAGCAAGCAAAGTTTAATTCTACTGCCTATGATGTCTTGAACAAGATTGAGGCAAGGAGTCAGGCAATTGCCAATTGGGAAGTTACCAAGGCACAGACTGATGAAGAAAAGAATCGCCGCATTGCCATTGCTAAATCCCAAGTTGGGAAGCGTTGGCAAGATGCTTTTTCTCAAGCAAAACAACAGCTTGCTGATTCCGTTAAATACAACGAGGAAATTGCCAAGATCATTGCTTCCTCAAAGATTGATGATGACACAACGGAAGATGAATTGATTGCTGAAGCCGCTCTCCGTGAGAACAGCAATTATGCTCCTGAACAAATTACCCGTGTTCTTATGCAGGGGGCCAAGTTTAAAAAAGCTAAAGCATATTCTTTTGCTCTTGAAAAAGAGAATGCTGAACTTAAAGAAACCATCAAGAAAATGCGTGGTTCTGGAACTTCGGAGGGAAGCATTGGCTCTTCTTCATCAGGAAAAGCTACAGAAGTAGAGGAGCGTACACCCGCCGCTCTCTTTCGGAAGTTTCAAAATCGGTAGTTGACAGGATTGTAGTTTGTAGTATGGTCTGAATATGACCATGCGAATCAAACGAGGAACAATCAGAGAAGACGGCAAGATATTCTGGAGCTACCACAATAAAGGTAAAGAGTATTGGGTAACTCCAGATGTCTTCAAATTTAATCAAGAACGCAATGGACTTTGGGCAAAAGAAAACCCAGACATTCATAGGGAAAACAATAAGCGTTGGAATAGAAACAACCGAGAACGCTACAATGAAAACAAAAAGCGTTCTGCGAAAAAAAATCCAGATACTTGTAAAAACATTCAACTGCGAAACAAGTTTGGAATAACGCTTGATCAGTATAATGAGATGCTTGCAAATCAAGGTGGTGTCTGTGCAATTTGCAAACAACCATGTGAAACTGGAAAATCGTTAGCTGTTGATCATTGCCACAAAACAAAAAAGATTCGTGGGTTGCTTTGCCAGCATTGCAACACTGGATTTGGACAATTTAGAGAAAACAAAGAATTTATTATTTCAGCAATTTCATACATTGATAAATTTTGTTGTTGACGAGTTTTGAGTTTTTCTATAATCGTCACATATCTGGATTAGTTGGGGTAATTGCCAAACTGCTCTTGGATGAAGCACCAGTCAGGGTAGCTCCTGACACAAAACAAAAAAGCGGGGTGTGATTCTTAAGTGCAGTGGGGCAGGTACACCAACCTTGCGAGGTTGCCAGTCGCTCATAACCAAAACCGTGTTTTGGAAAGGCGATTCTTTTCAAGGCACATAACCAAACAAATAACAAATTAATCATATGGCACAAAATGGTGTGACCTTTAGTTCGTGTCAGGACGTTGACACGTTGTTCCGTGAAGCAAGGACGTATTATAACCCTTTCTTCATTAAGAAGATGGCCATAAACAGTATTTACTACGGTCGTCTTGAGACGGAAACTTGGCCCCTTAATACTCTCCCGACCCAGAAGGCGTTCCGCTTTGGTCGTGGATGGTACAACCCGGATCAGCCTTGGCAGGAAGTTCAGTCTGGACGTTGCGTTCAGAATGCTGATGACGTTCAGTTTGAGTTCATTGCTCACCCCGGAACGGAGTCGTATAGCTTCAGCCTTTTCACCAAGGCGATGCGTACCGATTGGTATCAGCTTACCGACTTCATGTATCGTCTCTTCCCGCAAGAGGAGATGGATCACATCATGGCTACCAATGTCAACATCACCAAGAACGTCCATGAGGAGTTCGCCCGTTCCAACTGGATCGGTGGTGCTGGACACAAGTGGGTTCCTGTCAGCA